TCCTGACGAATGCCGAAGTGGCGGAATTGGTAGACGCGCTAGGTTCAGGGTCTAGTGGGTGTACGCCTGTCCGGGTTCAAATCCCGGCTTCGGCACCATTAAAAAAACAGAGGGTTAGCTAAGAAATTGGCTAACCTTTTTGTTTTGTAAAAACTGCTTGGTCACTACTTTGGTCACTATTTGCGAGAAATGTCTGCACCTGTTCCATTGCTTGCTTAATGTCGCCTGCATCAATCGTGTTGTACCGATCAAACATTTCCCTTGTTGAGTGTCCCGTGATTGCCATAATGACAGATTCAGGCACCCCAGCCTTCCGCATATTCGTGTTGGCAGTATGACGATAATCATGAAAGATGAAGCCGTCTTTCTGAAATCTGCCATAGGGAATATTGGCTTTATCGCAGGCATTTCTTAAAGCTGTCCGTATGTCCTTAACAGGCTTTCCCTTAAACAGAAAAATATGGTTGTCATGAATTGCCCGTGGAATGCTCAGAAGGACCACATTAAGGTCGTCGCAAATCGGGATTTTCCGCGCTTCTTTGTCTTTTGTGTCCGATGATTCCAGGCATATAAGCTGATTCTTCAGGTCTATTTTATCCCAGGTTAAATTCAATATTTCGCCTTTACGCATTCCCGTATAGTAGGCGGTCATCATGATGCGCTGAATATGCAAGGGAGCATTCGATAACAGATTCTTGAATTCATCCTGAGAAAGGATCTTGTCCCTTGCATTGCCGTTTCTCTTGACCAGTTTTTTCATTTTCTTGAATGTCCTGATCGTATCGCCTCCAACTATGTCATTGTCGAATGCCTTGAAAACCATCGTTCTTGCTGTCCCTATTTCGTGGTCAATGGTAGCATCGGCACAACCTTCTTTCTTCCGCCTCTCTCTCAGATTTTCCAACTCTGCCGGTTTGATTTTACTGACAATCATCTGACCAAATTCAGAATTGAATTTCCTGAGATAGACCTGGAGAATCGAATATGATGCAAGAGATTTCACTGATTCAAGCTTCAGGTACCATGCTGTCAATTCGGAGAAGGTCATCTTACTTTCCGGCTTGATATCGAAGATCCGGTTTTCCTTTTTCTGTACCTTCTTCTTCCCGTCCGCAGCTTGCGCGTCTTTAATCGAATAGCCAACGGATTCACGCACTCGCTTTCTTTTTCCGTCGTTCGCTATGTAATAATAATCTCTCCAGTATTTTACCCGCTCGGATCTCTTTGCTTTAACAAGATCTTCTCCGCAGGAACAGATCCGATTCTTAACTGCCTGTTTCTTCCGGCAAGCTGGACATTCTGCTAAGATCGCCATGATATTTCCTCTCATGCTTTGATAATTCAAAATTGATACATCTTATGATGATTTTTATCTATCCATAAAAAAAGCAGACTTTTACCCGCCTTGATCCGAATGATATTTGAAGGAATAAATAATCGCCAAGATTGTTTAATGCTGTGTTAATATGAGCGAATAATCTGATACAATAACTTTATGGGCTTGAAAATGAAGTTTGGCTGCAAAGGTTAAAGATGATCTACTGATTTGTGGAGAAGAGGGAGAGGGGGATAAATATGCTCTATTTTAGTCGCGGTAAAATAGTTCACCTTAGTAGTCAAACCGTGGAACCGTATCCGATGCCAGGTTGGAAAGTCGCCCAGGATACTTGCCTGAAATATGGCATGAGTGTGAAATATGCTGAAATTTATAACAGGCTAGAAAAGATATTGCTATTGGATGACGAGACATTCCTGGAATGCTGCAAACTGGCGGAGACAAAAGGGTATCAGATATTTTATTCTGATAAGGAGAAATAAGATAATTAAAAATCCTTTTGGCGGGATGCTATAACTCATTGAAAAATAATATGGTGTCTATCCGGCTATCCTCCCAAAGATCGCCTCATCCTCTTGCGGAAATCCTCCGGCGCAATGTCCAGGGCGTCGGAAATCATGTTTATGAACGGATTTTCCCGGTCAAAAAGGAATTCCGCCGCCCGTTCGTAGCTTCCCCCGTTTTTAATAGTGTCAACGGCATCCCAGACAACCATCAGCCATAAACGAATAGGCCCGGAAATGTTAGGGGAATTGTCGAATAGCTTGTCAATATCGGGAATGTTATTGTCTTTCATAGCGGTAAAGGAGCGGTAAAGGAGTTGAGGTATTCCGCCCGGCTGTCGCCGTGCGCCTGGTCAAAGGAAAAATCTGCTTCCCTGAAAAGAGGGGAGGCCGCCCGCACAGAGAAGGGAGGCCCTGTACGGGAGGCTAAACGGCTGAATGGCGAAAGGAGGGGACCAGTCAGCCGGGAGAGTATAAATTGTGGGGGTCAGGAAACCCGGCCCCCGTGCCGGATTTGCTCGCTCGGAGAAGTTGCCTTCCGGCTTCCAGTGGTTTTCTGCGTGAGGGGGCACGGCCTGGTAATCCCCCGCGGGAAACGTCCTGTCCCGCACAGGTTACACAGTACCAGAGACTTGCGCCACTGATAATGTTCAAAAAGTTATCTTGCTGCCAAGGTGACAAAGGGACTAACAGTCGTGGTGCCATCTTCCAGGGTCAATGCCTCAGACCACAAAGGCATCCCGTCGTGACGTTCAATCAATCGGGCCAACTGCTCATCAGTGGTGAAGTGCGCATGGATTGAGAGGTCAAACCTCATTTCAGACCGCAGGCCCACAACGTATTGTGACAGGTCTGCAAGGAGAATATCCCCTTTATTCCCAAGCACTTCGGTCTTTTCAGTGAAAATGACCGGCCTGGTCAGGATAGTGAACTGTCCATTGGATTCATTCATCACAGGGACTGCTGATCCGCCGGTCCCGACTGCAATGGACAGCTGCAAAAGCTGAGGAATTGTGCTCTGGTGTGCGATCCACACCGAATTGGAAAAACTACCAGCGTGAAGCCTGCCAACCATTTTAGTCAAATTTTCATAACGGATCGTTTTCCCCTGCCCGCCTTCCGCTGCAATTTCTATGAGGCAAGGAGCATTGAGAATCCCAAGAGGTTCGCCCGCTCCGGTGCCTTTAATGAAAGCCTTGTCCCGATAAAATGCCAGACCTTTACCGCAAATATCAATTATTTGGTTAAATCCGCCGGGGATGTCCTGCGCCAGTTCGGAACTAAATCTGAGAAGGCCCGTCAACTTTTTAGCATTCAATTCCATGTCCCGAGTTTTCGGGTCTGCTTCTGAAATGGTTTTTGCCTCACCCACATAAGAAGCCGTGAAACCACCGTATAGGGAGGTGGCGTGACTGCCAATGGACATCGCAGGGATATTACAGGTATTGGACAACATCGGCTGCACGAAGGCCCTGGGCATCACCAGCTCGTTTTCGAGGGAAACATTATGAATCTGCTTAGAGTACTCCACGGGCACAAGGAATCCGCCGTCGCTGCCCACGCCCTCGACCATGCTATTCTTAATGAGGCCAGGATGAAACCGCCCACTCATGACCGCATCGAAAAAATTGCTATTCCGGTCGGTCCACTGATAGCCGTCAGAACCGAAAAGAGACGTGTGGTCCTTACGATCCATCGGGCTCTTCAGTTTATAAGCCGACCGGCTGCTATTCGTGCCGCTGAGGGTGCCACCCAGGAGGCCAATCGTAGGCTTTCCGGGGTCCATTTTGCTAAGTTCTTCAAGCTTCCCCTGCATCTCAGCCACCAGTCCCGCTTCTTCAGAGGTCATCCTCCGCCCGGCATCGGCTGCTTTAGCGGATATGTCCGCCATCTTTTTCGTCAATTTACTAATATTTTCACGGACTTCATTGATATTATAGTTCATAGTGTTACTCCTAATTTTAAGTTTTTTTACTGCTCGACTACACTTAACACCCGCCGATCATCCCGCTGGCATCCCGCCGTTGGTAAATCGTTGCGCCCAATCCATCATGGCCTTCATCAATTCAGCTTCCCGCTGCTTCAATGGGGATTATGTCAGCTTCCCGCCAGCATAAACACATTCCATTTCCTGATTAAACTTCGCCTCCGGCATCCCGCCAGAAAAGCGCATCCGGTCAAACCTATCTTTCCGATTCCCAGGACTCAAGCAGTCCCAGGCGTGTCAGATATTCCTCGTCATTTTCGTATAAAAATTCGATATAGGGGGCTTTTGGTGCTCCATTCTGATCCCAATGGTGCCAGCACTCCCGCTGCCGGGTTACCTTCCGGGGATGCTTGCTCTCCAGTTCCGCAAAGTACGCTTTGGGCCTCATAAACGGCTGATTTTTAGCTTGATTCTGCTGCATATAAACTTTCATAATCTCTTGTTTATTTTGTTTCCAAAATGCCTTTGGGTCACGATTGCGCCAGGGGTTTTGACTTGCTAGACTCGGGATATAGAGAGCAATGCCGCAGGTCCATCTTATCCACGAGGCGATGTCCGGGGCTCCAATTCTGGTTCGTTTGATCCTTCGCCTAGTGGTCGGCATTTATCGCCTTCCAGGAGGTCGCCCAATCCCTTTTAATGGCTCAAGGTCTAATTGTAAATTTTTCAAGCTCATCAAAAATTGAGCTCGGCTATCACGGATCACAGCACACAGCGGGTGCGCCTTTGTCCCGCCTCTGTCGCCCTTCACAGTCATCCCTTCTACAGCAACTACAGCCATTGCAGAATGCATCTGGTCATAGGCTTCAAGTCCTGTTTGCAGGATCGCCAGACCACACGAATCGTCTATGGCATATTCTTTCAGTAGTGATTTCTTTAATAATTCAGCATCTTTAGACAATTTCATCATGTTTTGTTTCCCTTAATTTTGGGCTCCTTTTGGCAACGAAGAAAAAACTTTTTTCGGCGCAAACAACTCTACCAGCGCGGTTGTAAGTGCCTGATTTCATTAAGATTCCCCCGCCCCTCCCCTGCTTGGTGACATTGATGGTAAGTAATGGTTATTATTTATTAATAAACTCATAATATAATAGAAATATCATAAATCAAGTACCAAAATGCCACATTTTAGACGATATGGAAACAATCTGCATTCTGTTCGTCCGTGAATAACCCGTAGTTCGCAGCCTCCTGGAACATCTCCCTTGCTAGATATTCACACTGCCGTTGCGCAATTTCCCTCATTGATCTGAGAGTTTCCTTGTCGTCCTTGTATTCATTCAGCATGACTTCATAATAACTGTTGAACATTTCAGCCGTTTCTGTACATCCTGATAAGAAATCTAATTGCTCTAATGATTTCATTGTTTTACCTCCATTGATTCATTGCTTCTATCGCTTCACTATCTGACAGTCCGCCGTCTATGGTCTGGATTGCCAGCCGTTCAAGCTCTGTATCCGTGAACTGTTCAAGCCAATCACTCGGAAATGGTCTGTCCTTTATAAAGTCCTGATCCCTTGAAAGTCCTGCAAGTATCCATGTACGAAGATTCAAGCCTAACTGAATCGCGTCTCCTGGATCTTTCCCGACTGGAACAATCCATCGCTTGGCTTGCTTGTAAGTGTCCAACCAGAATTGACTTGCCTTTTCGCCTGCTTTGTCAGTGTCCAATGAAACAAGGATTGAATTAGACTTGCTTAAGATTGAATCTGTCTCACTGTCTGGTTTAATTGAAGCTGATCCCAAAGCAATCGTGGTTACAAGATCACCTGCTTCTTGATTCAATAGAATTGCATCAAGTTCAGACTCGACGATGACCACGATCCGACTATCGCCACCTTGCAGGATCATGGGTGCTGTGGATGAGCCAGGCAAAAGACAGTAACGTTTCCCATTGAATAGAGACTTACGCCTGATTCTTATTCGGATCAGGTCACCGTTTAAATTGAATGTAGGGATCAGCAACCCAGCGGGGATTGTCATCTTATTGTGGCCCTCAGACTCCGGTAATCCCCATGCGGATCTCAGGTCCTGCTGCTGGAATCCTTGCCACCCAAGTCGGGCACGCTGAATAGATGCGGAAGCAATCGCCCTGCTGCGCAGTGCGCCCGGCAAGGGAAAAATCTTCCCGTCCTCAACAAAGCCATCAAAGTCAATCGAATCGGGATCGTCTGAAACCATCGCCATGTTCGCTATAGCCGCGGACAATAATGCTTCGGCGTGTTCTGTCCATTGCCAGGAAGGGGAGGAAACACTTTTTTCCTTTGACCGGGCGTCACGCGAAGCGGGACGGAAGGCCGAAGGCCGAATCCTTTTCACAGTAAATAGTGCTTCCTGAAAACTCATCCCCTTCAATTCTCTCAGATAATCAATCAGATCACCCTGCCGGTCACATTGTCTGCACCACCATTTTCCGCCACGGTATTCCGGCCAGACCCGGAACCGATCCCGCCCACCGCAGAATGGACATGGTCCGGCGTATTCGCCGCTGCGAGTGCTGGAGACTTTCTTGAGATTCAGGTCTGCTAGAAGATTCAACATTTTTTCCCCCGTCCTGGAAAAAATAGGTAACATATGGAATTAATTAATCTATCACTTATATATTCAAAAAATAACGCATTACTTTTTCTTATGCGTGATTGATAAGTTATTGAAATTATTAATATGTAACACATGTAACGTATGTAACGTATTAAGAATGAAATTGTTAATATTTTAGCTTTTGGTCTGTTTTATATTTTTACAGCGATTTCAAAATTAGTGCGTTAATGCGTTATATGCGTTACAGTGTAATAATATCAGATAGTTAAGCATCACACGTTATATTTATTAACCCGTTACATGCGTTACAGTATAATAAAATCAACTACTTATATGCGTTATAATTTTAGTATTTCCACTTAATTTCAATATTCACTTTGTCGGCATAATTTTTTCTGCAATCGGCAAGTGGGGGGATTCTATAATATCTTTTTCTGCCTTTTTGGACGCCCCATTGCTTAGTTATGAAGCCAGGACAAATATCGTGAATGTCTTGACTGAAAATATTTTTTGCAACTGGGAAACGCTCGCCGACATCACGACAAAACTGTTGGTATAGGTCGTAGAATTCCTCAATCATGTAAGTATCTACCCACTCGCTTCCGTCATAGAGAGTTCCTTCCTTGAGCATTTCCACCCAAAACCTCTTAGACGAAGGTAGTGATGAGATGATCTGGTCAAGTAATGCTTCGCTACGCGGGAACTTCCGAAGGTCAATTTTTGAAATGTCCAAGTGCAGTAGATCGTAGAGCATGGCTTCCCTGCCGCCTGAATCCATCTCATCTGAGAGTTCCCGGAAATATCCTGCATCCTGAATTTTAACTTCTGAGACATCCAAAACACAAAAGCGACGTTCCTCTTCCCCTGCCGGAACAACCCAATCGTTATTTGATGCGAAGATGAAATTGCTATGATTCTTGACCATGCAAGCGTTTTTACCCTTTGCCTCGATCATATTAAAATCTTCCGTGACCATGCCTTTAAGTGTTCCTTCAGCCTGCTTGTCACCTGTCCAGAATGATTCGTCGGCAAACACAAAAAGTGCATCCTTAAAGTGGTCGTTAAACCGACCTGAGACCAAGTGATGATTCGTGATATGCTTGAAATGTGGCCCGAATATCTTGCCAAAGTTCACGGCGAATATCCCTTTACCAGTGCCTTGTTTTCCTCGAAGGACTAACGCCACACCCGGCCTCTTTCCTCCCGGATCTTGTAAAATTCTAGCCAGCCAGGCCATTACATAACGGAAGGTTTCAGTGTCTCCATTGCAGATAACCTGGAAAATATGCTTCTCCATGCGTTTCCACTGTCCCATGACGGGCTTAACGGAGAACCCCTGCCAGAAATTATACAGGCTTGGATCTGCCTTGCCGGAAGGGTCAAACACCACGCCTTGAAACTCGCGACGCCGGGATGACTTCAGCCAGACCTTCGCGACGCACACCCTTTCTACCTTGCCATTGCCGTCGGGAACACTCGTTTCCTGATTAAGGTAGCGGTTTCGGAAATCAGGTATTGCAGAAAAATCGACGTCAGGAAGGCAGGTCACCGGATTTGAAACAAAATTCAGGACAAGAGCTTTTCCATTCAGCATGATGAAGGCGTGCTTTTTGTTCAATATATCGATAATATCAGCCGGTTCCGGTATAGTCACTGGCTCGGGTTCCTCTGTCGGCTCTTGTTCCGGCTCCGGCTCGTCAGTCCAATCTTCGCCGTCTAAGTCGTCCGTTGATTCCAGTTCCGGCTGGGATTTA